ATAGGAATTATGATCAGTCTTTATTGTATATGAATCTCTTTTTTGTGGGTATCTTCTTTTGTTGTTTTTTTGATTTTACTGGGGTGGAAGGTATTGCTGCGCATACATTTTTGGGTGATATGTTATATAGATTAGTATTTAAATATTTGTATTTAACTTCAACTCAGCGGTTGTATTTTGTATTGGGGATGATGTTCTCTGGGAAGACAGAGACAGCTATGGGTAATACTGTGTATCAAAATTTAGTATTTCATATGTATTTGATATGGAAGATGTCAGTTTATAAGTTGCATGAAATGTTCTATCTGTTGAAGTTGTCTATAAGTAAGAAATTGATAACTAAATCTTTTTCGGGTGATGATAATTTGATAGGGTATCCTTTAATTTTAGAGCATTTATTTGGTATATGTGGAGTTGATTTTTATAAATTTGCTAAGTTGTGTGGGTTAACTAATAAATATTTACATGAGAAGGTTTTGTATGGTAAAGCTTGTTTTTATAGTATTGGTAGTTTTTTTAAAATAGATAAAACTCAATTTGTTGATAGTTGTTGTTTTTTAAAATGTAAAATTATGGATATTTATGAAACTGATGCAAAATCTAGTGAGTTGAAATATAGAGGTAGATATATGTATAGACCAACAGAAGATATTATTTTTAGGTTATGTAATTCTGATAAGGCTAATGCTTATATTGAGTCTTTTTTTGCTAAAATATTGTCTTTGATGTTTTTGTGTGTTGGAAATATTGAAGCTTATTCTATATTGGTAACTGTCTTTTATTTGGCTAAGAGTGTGTATAGATGGGCAGGAGTATTTGATAAAGATCGTATTGTTGATTACTTGGGATCTTCTGGTCATATGGATCAGTTGGGATTAGTGTTTGATTATACTGGAACAGAACCTGTGTTGAAACCACCTACTTTAAAGTATATACGTGAGAAGTATGATGTGTTGGCTGATTACCAACCTAGACCTTTGTTAAGTTTTAATGATATGTATAAGTATGATTTGAAAGGTATTTCTGATCAGGGTTTCTTTTCTTAAGAGTGAATTTCTTTTTAATTATATTATTATTTCTTTTAAAAAAAAAAAAAAAAAAAAAAAAAAAAAAAAAAAAAAAAAAAAAAA